GTTGGGCGTTCAGGCAAAGCTGAAAATAAACCCGTAATTAAAACTTCCCTAAAAGAGAGAAATATTATGTCAGAAGTTAATATCGAAGCGGTAAAAGCTGAAGCCCAGCAAGCCGCACAAAAAAATGCCGCTCAAATCGTTGAGTTAGGCGCTCGTCACAATAAGTCAGATATGGCTCGCGATGCTATTGCAAAAGGCGAATCAATCGAATCTTTCCGTGGCGCATTACTAGAATCAATCGGTTCTGAGTCTGCACTAGAAAGCCAAGACATCGGCATGAAAGATGCTGAAGTTAAACGCTTCTCTATGGCTAAAGCTATCCACGCTCTAGCTAACCCAACTGATCGTAGAGCGCAAGAAGCCGCAGCATTTGAATTTGAATGTTCACGAGCTGCTGCTGACCAGTACGGAAAAACTGCACAGGGCATTATGCTTCCTGCTGACGTTCTTCGTAACTGGAAGCGTGACATGAACGCTCTTACTGATGATGCTGCGTTGGTTACTGAAGACTTCCGTGGTGGCGATTTCATTGATGCCCTACGCAACCAATCTTCTGTAATGGCTGCGGGCGCTCGTATGCTTGGCGGGTTAAGCGGTGACGTTAAGATTCCACGCAAATCTGCTGCTTCAACTGCTGCGTTTGTTGACGGTGAAGGTACTGCTGTAGCTGAATCAGAAATGACTGTTGGACAGGTTTCATTGACTCCTAAGACTCTAGGTGCATTCACTGACGTAACTCGTCAGCTTCTAATGCAATCTAGCTTAGACATTGAAAGCCTAATCCGTGATGATCTTGCTAAGTCTATTGCTATTGCAATTGATAAAGCTGGTCTTGAGGGTTCTGGTTCTAACGGCAACCCAACTGGTATCTTAAACACTACTGGTGTTGGAACTGTAACTGCATTTGCTGCTGCTAACCCAACTTTTGCTGAAGCTGTAAGCCTTGAAACTGCTGTTGCAGGTGCTAACGCACTTAACGGCAACCTTTCATACATTCTTCCTGCTGCAATGAACGGTGGTCTTAAAACGACTTCTGTTGACACTGGTTCAGGTCAGTTTGTATCTCAAGGTGGTCAGATCAATGGTTATAACGCTATTGTATCTGCTCAAGCAACTGCTGGTAACTTGTACTTTGGTAACTTTGATGACCTACTAATCGGTATGTTCGGTGGTTTGGACATTGTAGTTGACCCATACACTGCTTCTACTACTGGTACTGTTCGCGTTGTTGCGATGCAGTCTGTAGATGTAGCTGTACGTCACGCTGCAAGTTTTGCTTTCGGTAACGATGGCGCATAAGTAACACTGTGAGGGGGTTCGCCCCCTCCTTTACTAAAGGCTATTCCGTGGCTATCCCATAGTAGCTTTTACTAAAGGAGAACATTATGAAATATGATGTGATAAAAAAATGCTTGATTCGTGCGGTAGAATATAAAGTAGGTGATGTTGTTGAGTTAGACATAGAAACTGCTACTGCTTTAATGGCAATAGGTAGGCTTGCGCCACACGCAGTTGAATCAAAAATAGAAGATAGAAGCATTGGTTTAAGTGAAGAAAAGCCAAAGCCTAAGAGAAGAGCGAAGAAATAATGCCAGTAGAAACTGCTGATGATAGAAAATTACTAATTGCTGACTTTGGTGAGGCGGTTACGTTTATTCCTGAGATTGGACAAAACATAACTGTTACTGCAATTTTTGACAATCAGTATCATGCTGTAGATACTGCGGCTTCTGTAGATTTCTCTATGGTTCAGCCAAGACTGACAGTAAGAACGGAAGATGTGTCTGGTATTGAGGAGGGTGATGCTTTTTCTATCAGAGGCAGTTTATATGATGTCACTATTATTATGAACGATGGCACTGGTATTACTGAAATTGCTTTAGAGGCTCAATAATGGCTCACAATAGAAAAGATATTAGGGATAATATCAAAACTACAATAACAGGATTGACTACAACTGGTAACAATGTGTTCCAAAGTAGAGTCTATCCTATGCAAAGCAGTAAACTCCCTGGAATACTTATATATAACAAGTCTGAGTCAATTGAATACCAGACTGTAAACAAGCCTCGAACCCAGATGCGAACTTGCGAGTTTGACATTGAAGTATTGGTTAAAGGTATTGCTAATTACGATGACACTTTAGATCAGATTTGCTTAGAAATAGAGGAAGCATTGTATACAGATTTAACAAGAGGTGGTAATGCTAAAGATACTAGGATTACTGGCTTTAATGCAGATTTTGACGGAAGTGGAGATCAGCCTGTGGCTGTATGTACATTGACTGTTGAAGTAATGTATCAGGTGAGAGAAAATAACCCTGATATTGAAATTTAATGGCTATACAGCCGAAAAATAACGCTCAGAGAGCAGAGGTAAAAATATGTCAACTCATGCTGGATATGGTGGCTTAGTTAAAGTAGGCACTGACATTGTTGCAGAGGTAAAGGATTTTTCGTTAGAGATCACTGCTAATACAGCAGAGTCTACAGTAATGAATCCTACTGTTGCAGATGATGCGGGCTGGACTAAAGCCAAAGTAACAACAAAATCATGGACTTCATCATTAAATGTAATTTGGGATGATGATGATGCTGGTCAAGGTTCTTTATTAACAGAGGGCGCTAGAGTCGATCTTGAGCTATACCCTAGAGGCGCTACTAGTGGCTTTGAAAAGTGGAAAGGCTTTGGTCATATCACAAGCGTATCAAAAAACGTAGGTGTAGATGGCTTAGTTGAAGCATCTGTAACTGTTACTGGTGATGGCGTGATTGCTGAATCAGCAGTATAAATTGGGGAATATAAACTATGGGAAAATTAATAGAAAGTGCTGTATCGCATTTCAGCAACAAAGAAGTTAGAAGTATTCGGGTAGAAGAGTGGGATTGCACTCTCTACTCGAAGAACCTATCGCTTGAAGACAAGGCTAGATGGTATACAAGAGCAGACGGTGATAATACTGACTACTTAGTATATGCCCTAATTTTTGGGGTCACTGACAAAGATGGCGAAGCAGTATTTGATATTGGCGATAAGGTCAAGCTAAGAAAAAGTGTTGATCCAGAAGTTTTAAGTAGAGTTGCTAACTTTGTTCTTCAGATAGAAGACGAAGAGGAACGCGAAAAAAACTAATAAATGACCAAGGTGAGTTAACTGAAATTTATTGTATGTATCAGTTAGCAGAGCATCTTGGTCAGCCACTCTCGACAATCTTAGCTATGACAGCTAGTGAGTTTAATCACTGGTTTACTTACTTGCGCCTAAAACACGAAAAAACTGAGGCATCTAATGGCTAAAACCGCACAAGCAGTAATTGAAACTAAAGTCAAAGATGGCGCATCTTCTGGCTTCCGTAAAATGCAATCGGAAATGAACAGAACTGCCAAGCAGGGTAAAGTCCTGAATCAGCAGTTTAGGTTTATGCGTGGCGGTCTTGGTCAGGTTGGTCATCAGGTACAGGATGTCGCGGTACAGTTGCAGATGGGTCAAAACGCCATGTTGGTGTTTGGTCAGCAGGGTTCGCAGATTGCTTCGCTATTCGGACCTGGTGGCGCAATGTTTGGTGCTTTTATCGCAATTGGTGCTGCCCTTAGCATGAGTCTAGCCCCTGCATTTTTTGGCGCTACTGAGGCTGCAAAAGAGCTTAAAGAAGCCAATAAGGGACTAATTGATAGCTTTGACGACCTTGCCCCAGCACAGCAAGCCTACGCAAAACTTTTAGCCACTAGAAAGCTACAAGAATATGAAGCCGAGCTAAAAAAGCTAAACAATACTACTAGAGAGCAATTAACAACAGTCCGAACAGGCGCTTTTGGTATTGTTTATGGTAAAAAGGATTTAGAGACTCTTGCTGAATATAATGAGAGAATCCTTAAACTTGACAGTGATACCGAGTTTTATGAACACGCAATCGCTGCGCTTAAAGAAACAATTGACGGAGTGAGTGACTCTTTTGAGAAGCAAAGAAATAGTTTAGATACTCAAATTGCTACTTTTGGGCTGGCATCAACTGCTATTAAAGCCTACGAAATTGGAATGCAACAACTTAATGGTGAGATAACAGATGCTCAAGCGGCTGAGTTGCTTGCTAGAGTAGCAAAAATACAATCTTTACAAGATGAAGCTGATGCATTGAAGAACCTAACTGATGCACAGAAAGAAGACCTAGAGCTTGCTAAACATCGCCTTGAGTTTGATAAGATGAGCGCAGGTGAAAAAACAAAGCACGTTGCAGGAGAGATGAGCAAGCAATTAATGGGTACTAAATCTCATAGTAAAAAGCTGTTTGCCATACAAAAAGCTGCTGCAATTGCTACTGCTATTATGGATACTCACTCTGCAGCACAGAAAGCAGCAAAAGCATATACGCCTCCAACAAGCTACATTATGGCTGGACTAGCTATGATTAATGGTATGGCTAGAGTACAAAGCATTAGAAAGCAATCTTTTGATGGTGGTGGTTTTACAGGTGGCGGTTCAAGGACAGGCGGTGTTGATGGTAAGGGTGGTTTCCCAGCTATACTCCATCCTAATGAGACTGTAATCGATCATACTAAAGGTCAGGGAATGGGGACTAACGTAACTGTTAATATACAAGCCAATGACACTAAAGGATTTGATGAGTTACTTAGATCGCGTAGAGGCGAAATTGTTAATATAATAAACCAAGCAATTAACAACAGAGGCGTATCGAGTTTAGTATGAGTGGAACTTACCCAACAAGCCCAGGATTCAGATCAATAGGATTTTCTACTAAGAATTTTAACCTTTCTAGTCAGACTATATCAGGCAGAATGCAGGTTAGAAGAATTGGCAGTTCAAGATTTGAGTTTAGCGCACAATATCCTCCAATGACCGCTTCCGAGTTTCAGCCAGTAATGGCTTTTATAGCATCACAGGATGGAATGGCAGACACATTTCAAATAACGCTGCCAGATATAAGCTATTCCACAGGTAATGCTACTGGGACTGTAAGAGTTAATAACGTAGGTGGTTATGCTGTAGGCACTGGAATTATAGCTGTTGATGGGTTAACTGGCACAATTAAGGCTGGTGATGTTATTAAGTTTTCTAATCACTCTAAAGTTTATATGCTTACATCTGATGCTACAGGTCTAGATGGTGTTGCGAGCTTACAAATAACACCAAACTTAAAACAAGCAATTAATGATGATGCAATTGTTACATATAATGCAGTACCTTTCACTGTAAGGTTGAATAACGATGTTCAGCAGTTTACAGTTGGAGTTACTGGGTTGCGACAATTTGAAGTAGACTTTATCGAGGCGATTTAATGTCAAGATTTACAAGTGCAGTTTTACAGACTGCTTTTGCTAGTGATAGCTATTCTTTTGCTACATTAATGCAGATAGGCACAGGCGCAGATACGCTACTTCTCACCGACAGCGACAAAGATATTGTTGACCAGTCAGTAACATATATTTCTTCATCTTCTGTTATTTCTATAGGAGAGGTTAGTGAGTCTTCATCTCCAACACAAGGTGGTATTAGTTTAAATTTTAGCGGTGTTGACCAAACAATGATAAGCTATTTTCTAGGTAGTGATTATGTTGGCAGGTATGTCAAAGTGTCAAGATGCGCGTTAAATTCAACACACCAATCTATTGGCTCATTCAACTATTTTGTAGGCACTATATCAAACTTTAAAATAGAAGATACAGATACGACAAGCCAAGTCATAGTCGAATGCAAGTCACATTGGGAAGATTTTGACAAAAGAAATGGCAGAAGAACAAATCATAACTCACAGCAATTACACTTTGCAGGAGACGATGGTTTTGAGTTTGGCGCTAAAACTATAGATGATATTAAGTGGGGTAAAGCATGATTTTACCTTTGCTAATAGCTGTAGCATCAGTAGCAATATCCTACGATAGTTATAAAAAAGCAAAAAAGGCGCAAAAAGAGGCAGCAGATGCAGCTAAAGGCGTTCTTTTAAATAAAAACTCAAACATTGAGGGTTTGCCTGTCGTTTATGGTCAAAGGCGCGTAGGTGGCGTTAGGACATTTATAAGTACAAAAGACGTACCAGGTGGCGATGAAAACGAATATCTATACATAGCTCTAGTTATGTCAGAGGGAGAAGTTGAGAGTATAACTGATCTAGAGCTAGACAACATACCAGCATCAGATGGCAGATATGCTGGTCTTGTAACGTATAATGTTCATCTTGGCACAGACACTCAAACAGCAGACACTCTATTGCAACAAGCACCTGGATGGACATCAACGCATAGACTACAAGGTGTCGCATATCTAGCAATAAGATTAAAATACGATCAAGATGCTTGGAGTGGAATACCAACTATAACAGCACTAGTAAGAGGCAAAAAAGTCCATGATTTCCGTAATGGCTTAACGGCATGGTCTAGCAATCCTGCATTGTGCTTATACGATTACCTGACCAACACAAGATACGGAAAAGGTCTTAGTGTAAACAATATTGATATTCCGTCATTCACTACTGCTGCAAATGATTGTGACTCGCACACAGTAACGCCATTTGTAGGCGGTGATCCGATAGATATATTTCAGTGTCATTACGTTCTAGATACTGATCTTACTATTTTAGATAATGTTAAAGAGATGCTTTCTGGATGTAGAGGGTTTTTACCTTTTGTTGACGGCAAATATGCTTTAATAATAGACGATGCTAAATCAGCTACAGCAGCATTTACAACAGATAATATTATTGGTGGCATAACAATAGATGCTGGGCAGAAAAAAAATACATTTAATAGATATACAGTAAAGTTCGCTAACGAAGATATAAACTATCAGCCAGATCAAGCATCTTTTCCCGATGCTGACTCTACAGAAGAGCAAGATTTTCTTGATGAAAATAATGGCGAACTTCTACAGGAAACAAAAGAAAACAAAACTATAACAAATTATTACATTGCTAGAGAATTTGCTAGGATACTGACAAAAAGATCACGCAATCAACTGCGGATAAATTTTTTAGCTGATAGTAGCGCATTAGAGTTAATGATTGGTGATGTAATAACTGTAAATCACCCGACACCAGATTGGGGTAATAAACCATTTCAAATTGATGAAATGACGTTAAATGCAGATATGACTGTTAACATACAGGCTATCGAATACGATTCTTCAATATATACTTACGATACGTCTGCCGAGCAGAGATCATATCCTGATACAAATTTACCAAATGTTTTTGCAGTGCAACCACCTAGCGGTCTTACTGTAACTAATTCCACGGCTGTATCAGGTGATGGAACTGTAATGCCGTCACTTACAGTGAGTTGGACAGAGCCATCTGACTCTTTTGTGCAATACTATGAATTTGAGTATAAAAGATCAGCAGAGACTTTAGATTATGGCGAGATAACAGACAACCATGTAGAAAATCCATCCCACGGTTTGATAACTGATTCTGCTGACGTTACAGTTTCCTATGGCTTGCTCACAGATGCAGTTACAACCGCACAAGAACAGTACACTAGTGTTACTGTACATAGAAACCAATACGTTATAACTGGCGTTGTCCCAGGTATAAATTATTATATTCGCATAAGATCTGTGAACTCATTAGGCGTTAGGTCTAGTTATATAAATACTATATCTGTTGTAGAGGGTGATATAACGCCACCAGCAATACCTAGCAATTTAACAGCTACAGGTGGGCTGCGAGAGATAACGCTCTCATGGGAAAGACCATTAGATACTGATTATGACCATGTACAAATATGGGAAAACAACACAAACAATTCGGCAGGGGCAACACAAATTGCAATTTCTGCGGGTGATACGTTTGTAAGAACAAACTTAGATTACGAAATAACTAAGTATTATTGGATTAAATCTGTAGATCATACTGGTAATGTATCTAACTTTTCATCAAGCGCAAATGCTACAACATTGTTTGTAGACAGCGATGCTTTTAGTGATGAGGTTTACAACTTATTTGCTGAAGCTGGTGCTTATGGTATTGAGCCAGTATCTAGTCTTCCTGCAAGTGGTGACTTTGTTGGGCAGATTAAATTTGATACAGTTTCTGTTGCTTTGTATAGATGGACAGGGACTGCTTGGGATGATGACATATTTACTATTGAGTCGGGATCAGTTACTGCTGCATCATTTGCTGCAAGCATCGATCCAGTCTCAGTTGTTGCAACATTACCAAACGCTGTTGGTTACACTGGGTCTAATGTTATTTTCTTAACAACCGACAAAAAGCTCTATAGATATGATAGCTCTGTACCTGAGTTTACATCATTAATACCAGCGCAAGATATTAATGGTGCTTTAGGGTCAGATAATTTCTCGCAAGGATTAAGACCTGCAGAGATTGTAAGCTCTTTACCAACTGCTGCTGCTGATAAGTGGCAAGGTAAGCAAGTATTCTTAACTACTGATAACAAACTGTATCGATACGATGGTAATCAGTGGACTGCATCTGTTGCTACAGCAGATTTATCTGGAACAATCGAAAGAACACAAATAGCATCTAGAGCAGTTGATTCTGCAAGAATAGCAGTAGATGCGATACAAGGTGATGTTATTGCTGCGGGCGCTATAACAGAAACTAAGATAGGCGCTGGCTCAGTTAGTACAGCTAAGTTGGATGCTGGTGCAGTCACTGCTGCAAAGATAGATGCGGGTGCTGTTACAACTTCTAAGCTGGATGCTGGTGCTGTTACAGCAGGAAAAATAGATGCAGGGGCTGTTACGGCAGACAAGATAGATGCGAACGCGGTTACGGCTGACAAGATTGATGCAGGAGCAGTTACAGCCAATAAATTAGATGCAGGGGCAGTTACTGCTGATAAAATAGATGCAGGGGCTGTTACGGCAGCTAAGATTGCTACTGGTACTATTACAGCAAACGAAATGTCTTCAAACTCTATTACAGCAGGTATGATTTCTGCGGGCGCAATTAGCGCGGCTGCAATGTTTTCTCCAGGTGTTATTGAGGGGCAGCATCTTGTAGGTAACACAATAGAGGGCGATAAGATTGCTGCCAACACTATCACAGGCGGTTTGCTTGCTGTTTCAGGCGTAATTACTACAGCAGCACAGATTGATGATTTAGTAGTGTCTGGAGCGAAGATAGCTAACCTTGCTGTTTCAAATGCTAAGATAGCAAATGCTACAATACAAGGCGCAAAGATCAAAGATTTAGCAGTTAGTACGTTAAAGATAGCTGATAACGCTGTAACAGTTCCTGTGGGTGTTACTACAACTTCAGCATCAGCAACTATGTACGCTGGTGGAGGCACAGTTGGCGGTGATACTGCAACATACAATGGAAGATCATATCAGCGCAAAAAAATCGGAGGTTCTGTTGTCTACAGAGACATAGGAACAATTACTATTAATAGCGGAGGCGCTCCAGTGCTATTAAATTTAGACACTAAGGTGTGTTGGAATAAAGGCTCTAGTAGTGCTAGTTGGAGGTGGAGAACTCATCAGAATAGGGCAGCATTTATAAGATTTGAACTTCTACGTGGAAGCACGGTTATAAACTCATGGATTGAAAGTGGTGGCGCAGTGCATGGCACAACTGCATTGAATAACAATACTGCAGCAACTCTTGATAGCGGTGGCTTGAAAATGACTCACAGTTATATTGATTCATCGACAACCACTGCTGATAGAGTTTACACGTATAGAATGCAACTTTTAACTACTAACGATGTATCTTCGTTCAAACATCTTACTTCAGCAGTAGGTTTAACAAGTATGTCAGCACTAGCGGTGAAAAAATAATGCAATGTACAATATACAATGAATTAGGCGAAATACTAAGACTAGTTGATTGTCCAGAAGATCATGTTGCTATACAGGCTCAAGAGGGCGAGTTCGTTATTGATGGTTGGCATGATATGGCTACTAAAATCATCGTTAATGGAGTTGTTACTGATAAGCCTGACGAAGAAGAAATTAGTGATGCAGACAAAAACAGCGAAGTTTTAACACAATTAAGAGAGTATAGAGATGTGGCGCTTGCAAATTCTGACTGGACACAGGTAGCTGATGCGCCAATTAGTAACGAAGAAAAAGCTGCATGGGCATCATACAGGCAAGAACTAAGAGATTTACCAAATACATACGCAAACGAAACTAACATTGACTCTGTTATATACCCAGAGCCACCAACGGAGTAAAAAATGACTACAGCTTTACAGAGAAGAAAGGGTACGGCTACTAACCATGATAGTTTTACTGGTTTAGATGCTGAAATTACCATCAACACGACAAACAAAAGCATCCATGTACACGATGGAACAACTGCTGGTGGCTATGAAACATTAAGAGCAGATTTTGGCAACATTTCTGACATAGCAACAACTATTAGGTTCACAGATGCAGGTAACATAAAGTTTGGAACAGGCGCTGATGACTTGACGTTAGGCACTAATGGTACTCAAGGATATATTCGTAGCGATTCTGACTTATTATTTCAACGCGCAGGACAAGAAAGGTTAAGACTTACAAGTAGTGGAATTAGCTTGGCTCAAGGTGGATTTTCTAGCCAAAACTTTACACTCGCAGATGAAAGAGAAATAGTCTTTGGAAATACCAGTACAAATGCTTTGCGTGTCGGAACTTTTGCATGGAATGGTACTGGGGATTGCGATGGTTACATTAGAACTTCAAATACTAATGGTGAGTTAAATATTGGTGGCAAAAAACTTACTTTAGAAACAGGTGCAATTAATCAATCAGATAGTTACAGAACGCGCCTTTACATACTTGACGGCTCTATAACTTATGATTATTCACAAACAATAAAACATTTTCTTGGTGTCACTAACAGTACTATTAATACTTATCATAATAGTAGCACAGCTTCTGAGCCTTTTTACTTTACGTTTTCAGCTGCACATCAATTTTATAGTCCAACCATAGGTCGTATTGGTCAAGAGGGTGCTAGTAACCTTGGCACTTTGTTTATTTCTGGTAGTGCAAAAGGCATTAGGTTTGATACAGCTGGTGTTGTTCCTTGTACAAGTGCAGGATCAAGTCAAGATAATCTTTACGACTTGGGTACAGCATCTGTAAGGTGGGATGATATATATGCTACTAACAATGTCATTCAGACATCAGACAGAAATTTAAAGCAAGACATTGAAGATATAAGCGATGCAGAATCTAGAGTCGCTATAAGATGTAAGCAGTTGATGAAAAAATACAGGTTTAAAGATTCAGTTGAAGAGAAAGGTGATGGCGCGAGAATACACTTTGGTATTATTGCACAAGACTTACAGCAAGCATTTACTGATGAGGGTTTAAACGCTGAAGATTATGCAATGTTTTGTAGCAATACTTTTTGGCAGTCAACAGTAGTAGTTCCATCTACGGAAGAGGAATACCGAGACGAAAATGACGTAATGCAGACAAAAGTAAATGAAGAATACACAAAGACAAAAACATATAAAAATGCAGATGATGCCCCAGATGATGCAGTAGAAGTTACTAGGTTAGCAGTAAGATATAATGAACTTTTTGCTTTTATCCTAGCTACACTGTAAATGACGAATATAAACTAATGATATAATCTGTATATTCAGTTCGGAGAATAGTATGCCAGCAGCAAAGTTTGATTTAATTATAGATCAAGGTTCAGACTTCCAGATAAACATTGCAATAGAGGAAGACGGTAACCCAATGAACTTGAGTAGTTATACTGCTAGAGCATCTATGCGAGCAAGAGTAGAAAGTGCTACTGACGTTGATTTTACTACAAGTATTAATTCGAGTACGGTGACAATACAAATGACACATACAGCAACGGCAGCTATTACTGCTGGTAGCTATGTTTATGATGTAGAGATATTCACTGGTAATGCGGGTGCTGAAACTTCTGTAACAAGAATCCTGCAAGGCAAGGCAACTGTGACACCAGAGGTCACTAGGTAATGGCTGCAAGAATTGACTTTACAGTTGAGCAAGGCGCAGATTTTAGCCAAAGATTTGGATTGAGGCGTAAGCACGTTGAATTTGTTTTTACGGATTATGCAGAGGCAAAAATACGACAAGATTATGATAGTGCGAGTTATGAAAGTTTTACTGTAAGTACTTCTGGTAAGTATGTCACTTTATCTATGGGTCACAATGACACAAAAGATTTAGTGCCAGGTAAGTATGTATATGATTTAAAAGTTGGTGATTATCTATCAAGGTTGCAAGGCTATATTGACAATACGACTGGAAGTCTAGTTTTATACTCAGCTGCTGAAATATATGACATAACATTCTATTGTCTACGCGCTGCTGTTGGTCTAGAAACTGTGCCAGCTAACAAAATAGATTTTTTTGATTTTAATAATAGTGGGCATATAAGTAATACAGATTCTTTGACTGCATTACACTATGTTGGTACTCAAGATGAAAGTTTTATTGCTGAATACAATGCACAAACTTCATACCCCGAAACTACTATAATTAACACAATTTTAACTGGTAATGTCAGCCCAAATGCAGTCGGTAAAATTAGGGTTTTGCAAGGCGCAGTAACTGTAACAGCAGAGGTAACAAGATAATGGCTATAACAAAACTTGAAATAACAGGAAATACTACAGCAGTAGGACTTAGCCAAACTCCTCTTGTCGTAAGTACAGCTAATGAGGCTAGTGCAACAACATTTGAACAAGTAACAGATTTGCCAAGAAATAATGTGCAAGATGCCGTAGAGTATTTAAATACTTATAAATTAAATAAAAATGATGGCGTTTTAACTGATGGAATTTTAAATGGTGTTACAAGCGCAGATAATATTATAGTAAGAACAACAACAGCAGCTAATGTTCCTAATGTTTCTATTGGTGGAGTTTATGCTGAAACTAATACATCTCATGCACAACTAGATTTAATGTATAAAAATACGGCTTCAGCTGAATTTGGCGATAACAATTCACACGGTGTCAGATTTAACTATAATGGAAACAATGACCGTCTTGAGATTAAGACTACGCATGGATCAGGTGCAATTAGAGACGTTATAGATATTAGCGCCTATGGATACACCACGTTCTACGATTTATCAGACAATTCAGTTGGTATGCAGTTTTATACACAAGCTGGTGGCGCAAGTTCAGAATTTAGAGTTAATGTCCCTACAAATATAACAGAAGACATTACAAACACTGATAAAAAAATTACTACTGGAACTATAAACCTTGGAGATCAAGACCTATCTATTTACAAGACAGGCACATGGACACCTAGCATACAAGACATAACATTTAGTGTTCACAATGCAGACTATATTCAAATAGGCAATGTGGTTACTTTAAGCCTAAGTCTTTATGATGTTGATACTTCAAGCGTTTCAGATACATCTACTCTTGAATTTTATATTACTGGATTACCAGTAGACCCTAAAAGTGGCGCAGATAACGCTCAACTTTGCAGTCCTTGTCTTTTTGATTTTCACGATTTAGATAACAACTTGACTATCCATCCAGAGGTTGTTAATGCACTTGGAAGTGATGCTCGTATTAATTTAATTCATGGTCACACTAAAACTGCTGTAACACATACTGACATACCTAACACTGTGACTACAGGCGTTTTAAATTTGCAAGTTACTTATTTTGTATAAGCAAGGATAATTATGGAAAACTGGCATTTGAGCAGAAACGTACCAATTGCATTGTTTGTTGGATTGCTTGTGCAAACCGTATCAGTATCTGGAGCATTCACGAGGGTAGAAGTTGGCGTAGAGCAGAATACAAAAGATATTGCATCTGTTGATAGCAGAGTTTATGAATTAGATGCTAGACAGCGCGAACATCAGGTCACTATTGCGCGTATGGATCAAAATATTATACATATAAAAGAGATGCTTGAGTCTAAACAGTAATGAATATGCGTATCCCACGGCTATCTCATGGCTATCTCATGGCTATCCTATGGATACTCGGATCAACAACTATAGCAAATGAACAGGGTAGCTTAAACAACTATCATGGCGAAAACAGCGTAGCTAATAGTAATAACACGACTACAGACACAAGCACTACTACAGAAAATACTTATAATGGGGCAGGGGCAGCAAGCGAGATTCCAGTAGGCTCTGCAATAAGCCCAACCTTTATGTCTAACGGAACTGATACTTGCTTAAAAGGTACAGCAGGTTCAGTGCAGACAG